AGCGAAAGCTATTTATACACCAACGTGCTTGCGAGGTAGACCCACGGAGCCTTGGGCAACTATATACCAAGTGCCGACGCTCGGGATACACCAATATGAGTGCGTGTCGTTTGATTGACGAGGCTACGCAGGTGAAAGAGAAACTACTTGGACTGCAGTCGAAGACTGGTAAGGACGCACAAGAGAACATCTTTATGAAGAAGATTGTGCCGATATACCAGTCGTATCCGTTCTTCTTCAAGCCCATTCAAGACGGTACTACCAACCCACGTATGGAGCTTGCCTTCCGAGAACCAGCCAAGCGCATCACTAAGAAGAACAAGACATCCAACAAGGGAGAGGCACTTGATACAATCATCAACTGGAAGAACACGACCAACAACGCATACGATGGTGAGAAACTCCATATGCTGTACTTGGACGAGGCCGGGAAGTGGGAGAAACCAACTGACATCCGTGAAGCCTGGCGCATTGAGCGCACCTGTCTTATCGTTGGACGTAAGGTTATCGGAAAGGCCCTCGTGGGTTCAACAGTTAACCCTATGTCCAAGGGCGGTAAGGAGTACAAAGAGTTATGGCAGGACTCAAACCCCAACGACCGAAATGCCAACGGACGTACACGATCAGGTCTATACCGAATCTTTGTCCCCGCATATGAAGCACTAGAGGGATTTTTTGACCGATACGGCAACCCCATAGTTGAGGACCCAGAGAAACCAGTGATTGGTCTTGAAGGAGAGGTGATATCTATTGGGGCCAAGACCTTCTTGAAGAACGAACGTGATGCCTTAAAGAACGACCACTCGGAACTAAACGAATACATCCGACAGTTTCCCTTTAGCGAGGACGAAGCGTTCCGTGATAGTATCCAGGGTTCGTTGTTTAACCTCACGAAGATTTACGAGCAGGTACAACATAACGACAATCTCTTTCCAAATCCAGTTGTAATAGGTAACTTTGTTTGGAAGAACGGACAACAGGACACGGAGGTCTTATGGTCTCCTGATCCCAATGGCAGGTTCCGGGTGGCTTGGTTTCCACCTGCGGATATGCGAAACAAGGTCGTCGAAGAGCGTGGCAAAAAAATGCCTGGGAATCATCTGGTTGGTGTAGGTGGTGTAGACTCCTATGACATTGATGCCACGCTCGACGGCCGAGGTTCTAAGGGGGCCCTCCATATGTACAACAAGTTCAATATGTCCGTGCCAGGCAATATGTTCGTGGTGGAATATGCATCACGCCCACCGCTAGCACGCATCTTCTACGAGGACGTTCTTATGTGTGCCGTGTTCTACGGATACCCTCTGCTTATAGAAAACAACAAGTACGGAATCGTTAGATACTTTGAGGCACGTGGATACGATGGCTACATAATGGACAGACCACAGCATCTATCTAGCTCGTCGTCACAGGTGAACGTAAAGACCAAGGGAATTCCATCAAACTCGTCGGACGTAATCCACGCCCACGCTCAAGCGATAGAGGCGTACATACACGAACACGTCGGCCTAAACAACGAGACGGGACTAATGGGGGCTATGTACTTCAACAGGACGTTGGAGGACTGGATTGGTTTTAAGGTAGACGACCGAACAAAGTATGACCTCTCTATTAGTTCGGGGCTTGCACTGCTTGGCGCACAAAAGGTCAAGCAAGAAGTAAAGAAGTCCGACTTCACTGACAAGAAATTCTTTAGAACCTACAAGTTCAACGCATAGTTTAGGGCAAGAGATGTTGCACGCTAATAATCAGTATATTTGCGTGAACAATTGTTATCTTGCGAAATGTTGGATAATTACACAGAGACAGACAAATACGGCAACTTCCCCGACCCTCTTGCTCCCCAAGAGATTAAGTCTACCACTAGGTACGGCTTGAAGTATGCTAAGGCGATTGAATCGCAGTGGGGACATTCTACCAACGATCAGTCTCTGTATTCTCGGAGAAAGAAAGAATTTGAAATTAATCGTGACTACGCCAATGGCGTGCAAGACACGAGTAAGTACAAGTCTATCCTAAACTCGCTGGACCCAAACAATGGCGATGGAACGCTGCTAAACCTTGACTGGTCGCCTGTTCCCATCGTTCCTAAGTTCATCCGTATTGTGGTGAACAAGATTCTCTCTGGAGAGCCGTACCCAAACATTGAGGCTATCGACCCGCTTAGCCGCACGGAGAAGGACAAGAAGAAGAACAAGCTCAAGGCGCAAATCCTTACTCGTGACTTTCTAAAGAAGGCAAAGAATTTTGGCTTTGAAACCGAGACTGATCCCGATGCTATCCCCGAAACTCTTGAGGAGGCTGAAATCTTTATGGACACCAACGTCAAGATTGAGGCGGAAGTTGCTGCGCAGCTCGCTACATATATGACGCTTGAGTGGAACAACTTCACCGACGGAACATACCGCCGCTGCGTTAACGACCTATGTACTTTGGGAATGGCTGTCACCAAGCGTGACAACGACCCCAACTACGGCATCGTAGAAAACTATGTGGACCCCACGTACTTTATCCACTCGTACACCGAAGACCCCAACTTTGATGACCTCGTATACGCAGGCCACATCAAGCGCATCACAATCCAAGAGCTCAAGCGCCAGGCGGGAGATCAGTTCACCGAGGAGGAGTACCAAAAGATTGCTTCAAGCGTAAAGAGCCTGTTCACAAACAACCCGGCCAATCTCACGCACTCGTACTACGACAAGCACCTCCAGCGTTCCGCCTACGGATACGATGAGTATTTCGTAGAGATTCTTGACTTTGAGTTCTTGTCCGTTGACACCATCTACTTTGAAGAGAAGATGTCACGCCACGGCAATACTGGATTCTACTACAAGGGCTACGACTACAAGAAGCCAACCCAAAGTGTATACGATAGAGAGGCCCACTGTATGACCAACACCACCTTGTACGGAGGTTGCTACATCTTGGGAACCAACTACATCTACAACTACGGGATGCAGAAGAATATCCCAAAGAACATTCACGACATCACCAAGACCAAGCTATCGTACTCGGCTGTTGCCACCAACATCCGCAGAATGATTCCTAAGTCTATGGTGTCTAGCGTTATTGGCTTTGCGGATCAGTTGCAACTCACGCACCTCAAGATTCAGCAGTCCATCGCCAAGGCAAAGCCTGACGGACTTATCATTGACATTGAGGGTCTTGAGAACGTACAACTAGGACGTGGCGGGGAATTACAGCCTCTTGAGATTCAAGACATCTACGAGCAGACTGGTATCTTCTACTACCGCTCCAAGAACCCCGAAGGTGGATTCCAGAATCCTCCGGTCCGCCCGATTGAAAATGCCATCCGAAACATTGAGCAGTTTGTAAATCTTTACAACCACTACCTCCGTATGATTCGTGATGCTACGGGAATCAACGAGGTTATGGACGGCTCTACCCCCAAGGGTGACGCTCTTGTTGGCGTACGTCAGCAGCAGATGATGGCTGGAAACAACGCTATCTACGACATCACAAACGCTGCAACTGTTCTCTACAAGAAGGTTGCCGAGGATATCGTACGCTGTCTGCAGATTATCCCGGAAGAGTCTATTCTCTACAGAATCTATGCTAATGCCATCGGTGAAACGAATATGAGTATCATCTCTTCGTTCAAAGACCTCCCGATGTACAACTTTGGAGTTCGCATCGTTTCCAATATGGACGACAACGATAGAGCATACCTAGAGCAGAACATTCAGATTGCATTGTCTAGCGGAGAGATTGACCTCGAAGACGCTATCGCCATCCGCAACTTGAAGGACATTGACCAGGCTGAGAGACTCCTGATCGTACGCAGAAAGAAGCGTGTCAAGTCACGTCAGCAGATGCAACTTGAAAACATCAACGCTCAAGCGCAAGCAAACCAGCAGTCGGCTCAGGTTGCTATGCAAAGCGAGATGCAGAAGTCTCAGATGGAAAACGAACTTAAGTTGCAGCAGATTGTAGCTGAGGCCCAGGCCAAAGAAAGACTGCTCAACGTACAGTACTCTTACGAGTTAGAGATTGCCCGCATTAGATCAGGAGCGTCTACGCAGTCTACTGCAATGAGTAGCCAAATGAAGGCCGCCCTTGATAGAGAAAAAGAAGACCGAAAAGACGAGCGTGTAGACCAACAGGCTGTCAAGCAGTCGCAGTTAATCGCACAAAGACAGGGACAGCGTCCGCCACTTGAGGAGGATCAGGACCCATTGATGCAGATTCTTGGCAATCAATAAGTTGGTATATTTGCATTATGGCAGCGCAGATTAACTTAGATACCGCCCAGAGAGTAGATATCACTTGCAGAAAGGGTGATACGTTTTCTCTTGAACTAACGTTCAAGGACCCAGATGGCGCTGAACTTGACCTTACTGGATATGCTTGGAAGCTTGACGTTAGAGAAACTGATACCTCTACTTCTGTAATTATAGAAGACGATCAGTTCACGTACACTGGTTCGCCAGAGGGTTTACTTCGTGTCTCCGCAACTGCGGCCACAATGGAAGAGATTGATGGAGGTTTATACGTATACGACCTACAGAGCACCAACGCTGGAGCCGTAAAGACCTGGTTGTACGGAATCTTCAAAGTAAATGAGGACGTTACGCTATGAGTGATATAACTATAAATAGCGGAGAATCCATCAACGTAAGCGTATCACAGCCCACGCTACAGAATACTATTGTCATACCAAGACCTACCACTTCGGTATCCGTCAAGGGTGTCACTGGAGGTGGCGGAGACGCACACTACGCACACACACAATCTACTCCCGAGGCAGTATGGGAGGTCACTCACAACCTAGGCAAGAAGCCTTCGGTAATCGTGGTTGACTCTGCCGATACTGTCGTGATGGGGGAGATTGAATACATAAACCTAAACTCTGTACGTTTAACTTTTGTCGGAGCCTTTAGTGGCAAGGCATACTTTAACTAATAACTATGGCTATTCTTTATCTATCGCCTATTAACCTTGGTAAGTTAGAGCTCCAGAACGCTCGAATCCATAACCTTGCCACTGCACCTAGCTCACCTGTAGCTGGTCAGATTTACTATGACACCGCAGCAAACACTATGTACTTCTGGAATGGAAGTGCGTGGGTTGACATTAAGGGCGACATCCAGGAGGTAATCGCTGGCTCTGGTCTTACTGGTGGCGGCTCTGGTGGCTCGGTAACTCTTGACGTAGGCGCTGGCACTGGTATTACTGTAACTACTAACGCTGTACAGCTTGACCTTGCAAACACCCGTAACGTAGACCACACTGACCTTGACGTTATCGCAGGTAGCGGTCTGACTGGTGGTGGCGAGTTGACTGGTGACGTAACCCTTAACATCGGTGTAACTGCTGATGCTGGTATTGAACTTCTCGCTAACGCTATTGAGTTCAAGAACTACGCTAACCTTACCCAGTACAACATTCTGATGTGGGGTCCTGGTGGACAGTTGGAGAACGCTCCGATTATCCGCACCGTAGACCTTAGCAACAACGCAACCATTACGATTCAGGGTAACCTTGTTGTAACTGGCGAGACCACTAGCGTAAACTCTAACGAGGTTAACATCGGCGACAGCATCATCAAGCTCAACTCTGACGAGGTTGGAACTCCATCACAGAATGCTGGTTTCGAAGTTGAGCGTGGCCTTGATACCAATGTATCATTTATCTGGGACGAGGCCGCTGACCGCTTCTCTACTGTAGACCAGAAACTTCACGTAGGTTCGGTAGACACGATTGTCCCAGGAACGGATGATTTCTTCTACGTATACGACAACGCCATTGGCGAAGAAGGTGAGATTAAGAAAGCCACCTTCGATTCAATCGCTAGCCTTCTCGGTTCGCCTAAGCACTTTAGCCTTGACGTAGCCCAGACTGGTGTTGTAACCAAATCAGGAAACACCTACACGGTTACTCACAACTTTGGCACTAAGGCTGTCGCTGCTCAGGTGATTGCGTACGCTACGCAAGAAACGGTTATGGTTGACGTTGCTCGTCCTACGGTAAACACTGTTACTGTTGCCTTTGCTAGTTCTGTTATCGACAACGACTACTACATCATCTTGACTCCTTCTAGAAGAACTGGTGACGTGGTTGGTGGTTCTACTCAAGGAGATGCTCCTGAGACGGCATCAGCATAACAAGTGACATATGTTTTGAATCAGGAGGGGAGGCAATAGTCTCCCCTTTCTTTTTCGTAGATTTGCATATACTATATTAGGCTGGTAAACTATGAAGTTTTTATCTCAGATTAACGTCAACACGGAGTATACCCTGCCGATAGTTGATGGCAGTAACGGGCAGGTGTTGACAACGGACGGCAATGGAGCCGCCTATTGGGGGAGTATCTCTATGGGGGCCATCAATCTTGATGGGCTTACAGACGTACAAATCACATCCCCTTCGCTTGGGCAGATACTTGTCTACGAGATTCCACTTGGTGAATCTTTGCCTATCTGGAGAAATAAGACACACAACTTTCTTACCACATCATCGTCTATCAATCTTCTCGGTGATGTAACAATTAGCACGGCAACCACTGGACAGCTTCTGCAATGGAACGGGAGCCAATGGGTTAACTGGACTCCTAACTATCTTACCAGCTACACGGAGACCGATACGTTAGCCACCGTTACAACTAGAGGTAATACTACCACTAATACGATTACCGTTGGTGGAGCTACGTCTAACTACCTACTCCTCACTGGAGAGTCTACTTTACTTGAGACCAAGGGTATTCTTAAGTGGGACACCGACCACAACACTGTAGCCCTATACTACGCTGATGGTCAACACATAGACATCGGTCAGACTCAGGTTTGGTACGTAAAGAACACCTCTGGCTCTACAATCCTAAGGGGTCAAGTGGTTATGGCTACTGGCGCTGTAGGAAACTCAGGTAGCCTTGAGGTACAGCCACTCATTGCAGACGGAAGTGTTAGCGGTAAGTTCGCATTGGGCATCGCTAAGAACGACATCGGTGTAGGGCTGTTTGGCTTTGTGATGACCGAGGGTACAATCAGAGGGATTGACACTTCGGCTTATGCTATTGGTACGGTTCTGTGGGCTAACCCAGACATCCCCGGTGAGCTTACATCAGTAGAGCCTACTGCTCCAGCCCTTAAGCTTCCCATTGCGTTTGTCGTTAGTGCGGCTAGCAATGGAGCAATTGGAGTTCGTATGTCTCAAGGTCTTGACCTTAGAGAAGTACACGATGTCAATATCAGTACCGTAGCCAATGGACAGCTTCTTCGCTACAACAATGGCATATGGGAGAACTGGACTCCTAACTTCCTTACGAGCTACACTGAGACCGACCCCATCTTTACTGCAAGTGCAGCTGCTGGCATTACAAGTACCAACATCAGCAACTGGAATACGGCCTACGGATGGGGCAACCACGCATTGGCAGGATATGCTACGCAGACTTGGGTAGGTGCGAATTACTACAATACTGGTCAGATTGATGACTTCTTCTCTGGGGCTGAGGCTATCTCTGGTTACAACAAGAGCAACTGGGATACGGCATTTGGCTGGGGCGACCACGCCATAGAGGGTTACGCTACGCAGTCGTATGTAACAACTGCTATTGCAAACCTTGTAGACTCTGCTCCGTCTACATTAGACACGCTCAACGAGCTTGCTGCTGCCCTTGGTGATGACCCAAACTTTGCTACTACAGTATCTAACAACATAGGAACTAAGGTTTCTAAGTCTGGAGATACGATGACTGGCTCTCTACAGGTAAACAATAAAATTGGAACCACTGACAATCAGGGAATCTTCTTGAGGGGTATTGGAGATGTTACTCATAAGATTTACTTCAGAAGTTCTGACGGGGGTAATGTTTGGGAATACAATTCGCCAATTAAGTTTGAGTATTATAACTTAGGAACACCAGCAACCAGACTTACCTTAACCGAGGCTGGTGATTTAACTGTTACTGGAACGCTATCTGCTTCTGGATATAACAACACAAACTGGGACACGGCGTACAACGATAGAATCACTGCTGCTGCCGTAACAGGAACTACTACTAAGACCCTTACGCTTACTCAGGGAGATGGTGGAACTGTTGTTGCTACGTGGACTGATTACGACACGGACAACGATGCCCAGCAATTAACTTGGGATGCAGGGAACAAGAACCTATCCATCTCTAATGGCAACACTGTAACTCTTGATGGATTAGCCACTGAAGAGTTTGTTACTACTCAGGGGTACATTACTTCGTATACTGAAACCGACACATTAGCTACGGTTGTATCAAGAGGTAATTCTACATCATCTAATATTAGAGTAAAGAGACCATCAAATAAAATAGATAACAATTCTAACCCAATTGAATTTGGTGGACGTGTAGAGTTTAATAATGATTTTGTTGCTGGGCAATCTGGATATATGGTATTCAGATACCCGACATATAATAACTTCCTTATTGGTGGCGATTATGACGGTAACATTGGTGGAGCTATTCCAAATATTCAGTTTGGACGTAGCAATGGAAGCGTCTATATGCATATTGCCGCACAAGATGGTTCAGGCAACGTCGGTATTGGTACTACTATTCCTACTAAAAAACTACATATACTAGATGCTTTTGGAGCAGCCAATGGAAGTCAAAATATTATGGCATTGTTTGGCAACACTACTGTTGGTGCTACGTCAAACGCAATATATATTGGTGCATATTCTGGTGCTGACTGGCTTATTGGTAAGAACATTTATGGCGTAGCAGACCAGACGTATTTTCAGATTGGTAATCAATCTGGTACTACACCAGTACTTACTATAAATGCCTCAAACAATGCAGGCATCGGAACCATTCCATCTACTGGCGATAAGTTAGAGGTTGGTGGCTCATTAAGAGTGCATACTGGAAACAGCTGGGATGGTGTTACTATTTACGCTGATGGAGCAAATGGATACATCAGAGGCTTAGGTGATGAAACAGGATTACACATTCGTTCTGAATACGGTAATATATATCTTGCTGATGACAGAGGATTAGTTGGTATTGGCAACATACATTCAAGTTATAAGTTTAACGTAGAAGGCGCAATACGTCTTACAGGTTCTTTAGTATTTGATGACTTAACAAGCAATCTGATTCAGCACCGTGCTGGTGCTGACGTTAATACTCTTGTAACAGTTGGTCACGGAGGCTTTGACCACAATGGATACTTGCGTATTGGTGGAGCAGATGTAGCAACTCGTTCTTGGGTACAATCTCAAGGCTACCTAACTTCTGAAACAGACTCACAGACACTCTCTTGGGATGCTGGAAATAAAAACCTAACTATCTCTAACGGTAATACCGTTACGTTGGATGGTTTGGCTACTGAGGATTTTGTTACTAGTCAGGGGTATATAACTGGATATACAGAAACTGATACGTTAGCAACTGTTACTGGAAGAGGAGCAAGTACTTCAACTAAAATAACAGCTAATGGAGGCATTTATTCTCCCAAGATAGGGATAGCATCTTCAAATCTTGATGATGTAACTAATGGCGCACCTTGGTACGGAATAGGTCAAAGTACATCAACTGGTTGGTATGGAAACCAGCAGACTGTTCAACTTGCTGGATACTTTGGTGCAGTAATTAAAACAGCAAATACCCAAGTTGATTTTGATATGACTGGGTATGGTGGCTCAATAAATATTAGCCAAGGTACTCTTCGTGTGAGTGGAAATGTGGTATGGCACGCTGGCAATGATGGGTCTGGTTCTGGGCTTGATGCCGATTTGCTTGATGGTAATCACGCTAGCGCTTTTGCCTTAGCGGCACATACTCACGCAGCTTCCGATATTACATCTGGTACATTCTCAGTAGACAGGCTTCCAAAGCAAGACCTTGGAGTATCTATTCAAGGCAACTTTGGTCAATGGCAAGGCCACAGCACATATACAAACCTTAATACTGATGTAGAATATTGGGGGTGGAACTTTGTTCAAGGTAACACCAACGCTCCTCACGGAGATTCTCAGCAATGGTATCGTGGAAGATTTAGTCTTGGTGATGCTTACGGCTTAGGCACAAATCCTGGTGATTACTGGATGGAGATTGCCATTCCTAGATACAATCAAGGAAGCAATTCTGGAAATTTATTTGTTAGAAGTTGCGAGAATGGAAGCATTAACGCTTGGCAGGGAGTTCGTGCTGCATTTGCTACTGACGCTGATACGCTTGATGGATATCACGAAACTTCGTTTATTAGACTTGCCGCAAACAGTAGTTCACCCACGAATGGAACATTTGCAATCGGTAGCGCTAGTGGTAGAAACTTTATTCAGTCACACAGCGGACAGCCTCTAGATATTAACCCACTAGGAAACTCAGTATATATTGGTGCTCAGGTTACAGTTACTGGGGCCGTATTTGCTACTGGAGGAAACTCCAATCAGTGGAACACTGCATACGGCTGGGGCAACCACGCTACTGCTGGATACTTCAAGCTAGACACACAGGACCCAATCACCATTCAGTCAGAGACGGTAACCTTTAGCGGTAACGTAGTAATCGAGGGAACACTCACGGAGTCTTCATCTATCCGCTTCAAAGAAAACATCAAACCTCTTGAGCCTGCGCTCGGTAAAGTAGAACAACTAAACCCTGTAACCTACAACAAGATTGGAGTAGTAGAAGAGGAGATTGGTTTGATTGCAGAAGAGGTAGCAGAGCTGTTCCCAGAGGTTGTAACCTACAACGATGAAGGACAGCCTCAAGGTATCCAGTACCAACGCCTGAGCGTAATTTTGCTGAAGGCTGTGCAAGAGTTAACGGAACGAGTAAACAAGTTAGAAAACAAGTAATATGGCTTCATTATTATCAGGAACCACCATTGGAGGACACGTAGCAGTCCACGCAAACAATATCAGTACGTATGCTCTTACGAGTGTTCCTTCTAATGTCATAACCACTTCTGGTGGACAGACTATTGCTGGTATAACTTACTTCTCTAATGGTGAGTCTTTAAACTTGTACGGAATTCGTGGTAGGTTTACTAACGAATATATCCACCTATACGAGAAAGTAGGTATTGGTCATCCTGCTGGTTGGGGTCAAGGTCAAGCTGAAACTCCCACCCAAGGATTATCTACCTATGGTGGTATGACTATCGCATATGGTACTGGTGGAACATCTACGTTCTACGGAAGAGTTGACGTTGCTTACAGTTCTGATAGATATCAGATGAGCTTTCGTGGTGGTGCTGGTAATTACTGGTGGATTACTAATGACTCAGACAAACTTGGCATCCACTTAAACGGTACAGGAGATAGAATTTATTTTGCCACTGATGGAAACATTTGGTCAGCATACTACAACGATTGGTTATCTAATGTTCTTGCTAACAAGCAAAATTCTTCCACTGCTATTACCACTAGCAATATCGGCTCTCAGTCTGTAAATTATGCGGCAAGTGCTGGAAACGCAGACACTGTAGACGGTAGACACGCTGATTACTTCTATCCTTCAAATACCGACAACGGATATTCTACTGGTGATATCAATGGCAATACCACTCATCAGAGGCTGTGGGGTACTGATTCAGTTCAAGACTTAGTACAGTTCAATGCTCCAACTACTGTAGAGTATTCGCTTGACGGAACCAACTGGACCGCAACAACAGTTCCAACTGACGTATTCACTGGAAAGATTTACGGAGCTTGGGGCGGTATGGCTATGAATGTTGGGAACAACAGGGGGGCTTGGAGATATGTAAGAATGACTTGGGTAAACTTTGGTTACCGATTCTTTTCGCATTTTACTATCGCTCACTCAACAAACGGACACAGCTTCAACTTTGTATTCCAGAAGTCTGACTTAAATGGAAACAACTTTACGGAAGCGTTTCGTCAAAATAGCATTGGCTCTTGGCCCGGCTACACATTTGCTAAGCACTCTAACGTAAGCGGATGGTGGGACACTAGAGACATACGTTTGGTTTTTGAACTAAACAACAATCCTGATTTTCCAGACAACGCAATTCAGGTTGGACATATTGGTATTATGGGCTCGTATGGTTCATTTACTAGACTATACGACTGGGATTACAACAGAAACGTATCATTTGCAAATCAAATAAATGCTGCTGGAGGTAACTCATCTCAATGGAATACGGCTTATGGTTGGGGTAACCACGCAAGTGCTGGATACCAAGCTGCGGCTACTGCTATTACTACAAGTAACATCGGCAGCCAGTCTGTAAACTATGCTGCAAGTGCTGGCAATTCAGAAACACTAGACAGCCTAGATAGTTCTGAGTTTGCAAGAGGGCGTGCTTCATATCAAGTTTTAAATCTTGATACAGCAAAGCAGCCAGGATTATATCAGTATGACGGAGGAATTGGCGGAACGCAACCAGCTGGGACAAACTGGTATAATGTTAAGACTATTGAAATAGGTTCTGAATATAGATATAGTCAGTTCGTAATGCCTTATTCAGAAAATAGAATTTTCTATAGGTATAAAGTTGATGCGGGTTGGCAACCTTACGTAGAGTTAATTACTTCTGGCAACATCGCATCACAATCAGTATCCTACGCAGATGAATCAGGATACTCTGCATCTTCAGGTTCTGTTGAGTGGACAAGTGTTCAGAATAAACCATCGTTTTTATCGACCAGCGATGACTCAGAGCAGTCAATTGGATTGAGATATGCATCTTGGAATGATGGCGCAAGAAGGATGAACACCGACCCAAGGTGGAATGAAAGTGGTTATGATGCTGATTTGGGTTGCTTGCATATATGGGCTTGGACTGCCGCTGGAGTGGCGTATGGACGAGCAGGCATTGCATTATATAATGGTGGCGCCTATCAGTATTTAACAACAAAATCTAACACAACGGGATTATTCGTAAACAATAATGAAATAATTCACGCTGGGAACATTGGCTCTCAATCAGTAAACTACGCTTCTTCTGCTGGAAGCGCTTCTACAGCTAGCAACACAACTCAATTCTATGCTGCCGGAGGTTCTCAAATAAAATCATCAACAGCTGGAACGTCATATGGGAATCATATTCAAGTTAGAGAAGCTGACGGTGGTTATGGTAATACAAATTCTCAGTTTGAACCAGCATTAGGTTTTCACTGGGGAAACGTGGTTGCATCTAATATTGCAATGGAAGCTAGTGGAAGAATTGCAATAAAGAATAATCCGGGAACTGGTTATGAAGCATTTATATCTAGTATAACTTATTCAAGCGAATCAGCAAGGGCTCCAATCTTTTATGACTTAAATGACACCAACTATTACGTAGACCCAAATGGAACAAGCAACCTTAGTCGTTTATTGGTTCCTAACGCATCTTCTGGAGCATCTTTAATTGTAGGAATAAACAATACATCTAGAGTTTATAATGATGACGCTAGAAAGGGTCTAGTTGTAAATGCTGATTATTACCCTCACATTTATGTAAATGCATTATCTAGCGCATCAAATAATGTACACGGTGCAGTAATATCAATGACAGGTGTTCTGTCTGCAGGAGGATACAGAAGGTGGGGTATGGGTATTGCTAATACAGACCCATCTGCGTTAAGCTGGGGATGGTGGGACAATGAATCTAATCCACACTATTCTGTAGGTGGCACATTAGGATACACTTCTACAGGCTCTAGAATGTGGTTAAATACTGACGGTGTTCTTCAGACCACTGGCTCAATGCGTGCTCCAATCTTTTACGACTCTAACGACACTGCATATTACTTAGACCCGAACGCAGGAACATCGCTAAAGATTGCTGGGGGTATAGTTACT